TAGGTTAGATTCTGTTTTGCCTGACTTAGCAAAAACTACTAAAGCTAATTTGAATAGAACAATCAGAAGAAGTATTGACGAAGCAGTTGAGCTTGGGTTGAGTGGAGACACAATGTACGAATACATTACAGGACAAGTTGAGAATGTCCTACCAAAGAAGTTTATGGGTAGAGCTTCAACGATTGCAAGAACTGAAGGTGGTGCGTTAAGTCAGTTTGGTCAATATGACGCAGTTGAGAAATCAGGACTCATTACTGTCAAAGAATGGCAGACTCAATTTAACAACTCAAGAGATTCCCACATTACTGCTGACGGTCAAGTCGTAGGACAAGATGATTACTTTACTGTTGGAAGTGAACGAGCTTTATATCCTAAAGCACCAAATCTCTCTGCTAAAGAAACTGTGAACTGTCGTTGTAATGTTATCTATCGTGAGCCAAGACCTGACGAAGTTATCCAACCTTCGATTTGACGGTAAGCAAAAAAAAAATTTTTTTCAACGATAAAAGAAAACCCACCGAATGAACGGTGGGCTTCCAATCTGATTAAGTGTAAGCTAATTTGCTTGTTCTAAGATTGCAGTAATTTCTTCTTCAGATATATCTGCAATAATTTGCAATCTGTCAAAGATTCTATTTAACAATCTCTCAGCTCGAATGTCTCTCTCGAAACCCATAAACTCACGAGTCTGATTCCAACCTTCAATGTCTGCATTGATTTGTTCTGCAAACCAAACAAGGAAATCGGTATTGGCAATACCTTCAAGATATTCCAATCGCTCTCCTGTTTCGTGTGAATATATTGAGTCGCATATATCAAAACCTGAATAATGCTTTTTCTCAAGTTGTTGAATATCCTTCTCTTGCAAATCCACAATCTTGCCGATACTCAAATAAGTATCGACAGGATAGATTGCTTTACCGTCAGCAAATAACATCTCTTGTCTGTCATCTCCTAGCTTAAAAAATTGCCTAGCAACTTCTTTGGTTATTTGTTTCATTCTTCTCCCTTCTCAATTTCTTTTTCAATCATATTCATAAGGTTTGATATTCTCTCATAAATATCTCGCTTATGAACAATTAAATTATTCAACAATATCATCTCAAAAGATAAGTCATCAGTATCATCAACTAATCCGATTGCTTTATCTAAATTTGCTAAATAATTTTCTAGCAGTTGTTCTTTTGTCATTCTTCTTCTCCCTTCTTACTTACAATATTCTTCGTCATTGTAAAATTCTCGCCACATAATGTGTTTATCATACGATTTATAATTTGTGTATTTGACACCACAAACATCACATTCATAAATAGTTTTGTTTTGGTTTTTGACATAATCATTTAATCCTTTACGAATCTGCCAACCTAAATCATTCATTCTTCTTCTCCCTTCTGAAGATTTCTAATTGGTTTTTGACGAACAAAGTAAGCGAACTCTTTTGTCTCTTGCTCTGTTCTTTTTTTGTTATAGATACGAGCTTCTCTGATTGTCCAAGCCCAAAGGACTTCTAAAGGATTTGCGAATCCTGAGCAATCAAGCTCGATAGTATCTTCCAAGACAAGTTCTGCGTCTCGGAAGTTTTGAATGTCTGTGTAATCTTGTTTAAAAGATTTCAAGACTTGATAAGTAAATTTTTTACCATTCATCAGCAGGACACCCAATATCGTACCAATGTTTCTCTAATTCATTTGTAGAATCAAAGTATGCTTTACAATCTTTACAAGCGTATATATCTCTTGCATTATTTGGGTTAAACATTTCATCTAACCATTTTTGCGAATTTTTCATATTCAACTCCTCTTATATTTTTCATTCATAATCTACGATAGCAGAAACTCTCCTACTTGTCAAATCTAAGATTTTTATAATAGAAGATTGACAACACTAAAATCAAAAATTATAATCCAACCAAGTTGATAAAAAGGAGTTGATATGTCATTACAAATAATTTATGACGAAATTAAAAAAATGGATAGAAAATTAAATTCTATTCAGAATGATATAAATATATTGAAGAAGGAGATAAAGAATGAAACACAAAGAAGAACAAATTAAAATCCACAAATGGTGGGTAGCTAATAAAGAATCTATTAGACAAAGAATCATAATAAATTTTTCTTTGCCAAGCGATTACAAGCTAGGTAACTAAATGATTTACCAAAAGAGAACGACATTCAAGTTTGATTGTCCAAAGTGTATTAAAGAATTAGAAGTTACACATTTGTCTTGGTCGGCTATTGAATGTCTAATATGCGAAGAAGAAATTGGACGTGATGATGTGGAGTTGAAACAATGACAATCTTTGAAAACTTAGAGCAACTATTCCAACACCTAGAATCAAAAGAACAAATTGACCTAGCTGAAAGATTACTGCTCAAAAGAAAATTAGAAATAGGATTAATAAAAAGGGAAGAACAATAATGAAGTACGAAGTAACTTTTGTAGGAAAAAAAACATACACAGTAAATAGTTGGCAAGAATCTTTGACGAAGGCTAAAGATGATTTAAAAGGCATACACCCAAATATGAATATGGAAATTAGAGAGCTGAAGTTAAAAGATGATAACTAATTGCAGATGTCCTAAAGAAAAAAATTGTAAAGGTCATCTAAGCCTACAAGAACAGAAACAGACTTTGACTACAACTCAGTATATGAATAGGTTTGTTGAAGATGACATTGTAACTGTTCCAACGCAGAGATGTATTATCTGTAGCCAAGAAGGAACAGTAGAAGTCATTAGGAAGGATTGGCACGAATTTATGTGGGATAATCCACGCAAAGAAGTGAGAGAATACTTCCCTTACCTAGATGTATCTTTATGGGAACAGATTATCTCAGGCTCACACCCTAAATGTTTTGATGATTTGTTTGGAGAAGATAATTAAATTATTTTTGTACTAAGATAAAAGAGTTGAATATCAAATACCCTGTTTAATTCAACGCAGATAAGAAGCTGACGCTTTGTTTCATTCATTCAGCAATCAACTCCGAAGCGTCAGCTATCTGCTATTTATAGTCTTTTCCACTATAAATACTTGCATTACTTTTTAGTTCTGTTAATCTTTGATTATGAATGAAATAACAAAAGGAGACAAATTGTTAAAAACACAATATGTAACTAAATTCCAAGACGGAAGCTACGGCAAAGACCGTAGAATTACAAAGCTAGTATCTGATATTAAAAAACTATCAGAACTAAAAACAGACAACCAAATTATGAAGGTAACTTGGAAGGATAACTATTTAGGAGATGATAAATGGAGTGAGTGTGTAGCTTACGACCACGATTTTTCTTATGGAATAGATGACAATGCACCTTCAGGTTTAGTTGTTGAAAAAGACGGTCAAGGTTGGATTCAACAATTAGAACTTATTGACAGGTGGGGTTTTGGTCATCATTGGGATAATGATATGTCAGAATGCTACAAAGACCTTAAAGTTGAGTTAATAGATGTTCCTGCACACGAAGAATATGTTGCAGAGTGTGAGCTTTGTGTTGAGTGGTCAGGTGGAATGATTCACGGTATGCAAGACGCTTGTTTAGACACTTGGTTTTAATTAAACCAACAAAAGCAATTAAGCCACCTACATAGGTGGCTTTTTTGTTATAGTAAGAGTTATGGCAAGTTTATCCAACATACGAGACGGATTAAAAACTCGATTAGCAACAATCTCAGGATTAAGTGTATATTCTTTTGTACCTGATTCTATTGAGCCACCTACGGCAGTTGTTGGTGTTATGAGTTCTTTGGAATACGATTCAACAATGTCTCGTGGCTCAGACATTTACAACATTCCAATCTATATGTATGTTTCAAGAGTGGACGCAGAACTATCACAAGATTCTTTAGACGCATACCTCGACACAAGTGGTGCAAATAGTGTAAAATCAGCTATTGAAGGCGATACAACTTTAGGTGGTACAGTAAGTTCAGTTAGGGTTGTTGAAGCGTCTAATTATGGTGTTTATACTGTGAATAGTATTGATTACTTAGGCGTAGAATTTAGCGTGGAGAT